TTACTCGAACAACTTTGCAACACGCTCAGTCACGGAAAGTTCCAATTCCTTAAATCTGGTCTCAAGTTCCTCGCTCGGCGTAGATGGCTGGTATTTATAGAAATACCGTGTGAACGGGATCTCCGCCCCGGTTTTGATAATGGGCTTCTTTGCACCAAGGTTTTCCTCGAAGAATGCGGCGGCATCCGGAATGTGCGGCAGAACCTCTCTTGCCATATAATCCTCAATGCTTTCTTCCCATTTCACCAGTTCGGTGTCCTTGGTTTCCTTATCATAGATGATGTTACCCTTGCGGTCACGCTGAATCTCGGCATTCTTGTCCATAACAGAAAGACCATCCGCAATCTTTTCCAGCAGCTTCTTGTCGGCAGTTACGGTGGAGAGTGCCTTGGTCAGCACCGGCATGAATGCCGCCGGGGAGTTATAGATCTGTTCGGAAACAGCTGCATTCAGTGCAGCGATAATAGCCTCATAGACAGGCTGATTTGCCTGGTACGTCTCCAGCTTTTTCTGGTCTTTGCCGGTCAGTTCCTCGGCATTTTCCAGCTCGTCCACCTTGGCCTGGTCATAGAGAGAAGAAAGCGCACCCTTGGACAGCATGGCTTCCATGCGTTCCTCCGTAATGGCATAGCTACGCTGGAGGGGCTGCATGACCGTATATTCCCGGTAAATAAACTCCTCGTTCCGATAGATTTTGCAATATTCGTTCTCTGCGAAATCCGCATACAGTTTGGTAACGGCACTGCGGTCTTCGGGAGAAATTTCGTTTTTCTTATCACCCAGGGCTTTACGCAGTTTTTTGTAGAATGTTGAGGCATCGATCAGCTGAATCTTGCCCTTGCGTTCAGCTCGCTTGTTCTTGGAAAGCACCCAAATATATGTAGCAATACCGGTGTTATAAAACAGGTCAGTGGGCAGTGCAATGATGGCTTCGATCAGATCGTTTTCCAGCATCCAACGGCGGATCTGGCTCTCGCCGGATGCAGTCCCGCCGGAGAACAGCGGACTGCCGTTTTCGATGATAGCGGCACGGCCAAAGTTATCGTCCATTTTGTCGATGGCAGACTGCAAAAACAGCATCTGCATATCGCCAGAGCCGGGCAACCCTGCGCCCCAGCGACCGTCAAAGCCTTTCTGATACTCTGCGTTGACGGCATCCTCAACGCCTTCGGCGGCATCTTTACCGCCCCATGCAGTACCGAACGGCGGATTTTCAAGCACAAAGCGCATTTTGGTGGACTTGAAACGGTCGGCTTCCATGGTGTCCTGATAGCAGATATTTTCGGCATTCTGTCCCTTGATGAGCATTTCGGCAAGGCACATAGCGTAAGATTCCGGGTTGATCTCCTGACCAAACAGGCGCACATCCGCAGAAGGATTATAACGCTTGATGAAATTATAGCCGGTGGAGAGCATACCGCCCGTTCCGCAGGCCTGATCCAATATGGTGATGACCTTGCCATCGTCAAAGATATCATCGCAGCCTTCGGCAAGCAGAATATTGACCATCAGCTTGATAATGTCGCGCCCAGTGTAGTGATCACCGGCCTCGGCGTTTTCAGAAAACTTACGGATCAGTTCCTCAAAAATGTATCCCATCTTCACATTGTCGATGGTGCGAGGATTGAGATCAAGCTCGGAGAACGCCTTGATGACGGAAAGCAGACGGTTATTCTTATCCATCTTGTCGATTTCTTCACCGAAGTTCAGACCGCGCTCCTTGGACATCAGAATTTCCAGCACGTTTGCAGAGAAACCCTGCAGATAACTCTTGAAATTGGCGGCAATGTGGTCTGCGTCATTTACAAGTTCTGCAAGGTCAAACTCACTGGTGTTATAAAACTGGAAGCCGGAAATACGGTACATCGCCTTTGCCGGGAAATTCGGGTTTGCTTTGAACTGGTCGACAACCTTCTGCTTGGTGGGCGCAAGCGCACACTCAAAGCGGCGGATAATCGTCATTGGAATAATGACATCCTTATATTTGTCGCTACGGTACGGTCCGCGCAGTTTGTTTGCGATGGACCAGATAAAATTTACTTCGGTGGATACATCAACGGGAGAATCGTCCCACATTGCGTCTATAATCTGCTTATCAGCCATTTGCCGTTTACCTCACTTTTCGTTCTTGTAGTGCCATACTACCTTTATTTTACACCCGTTACTGTCCCATAATCAGGACTTTGTGCGCTGTCCGGTCATCATTTTATAATGCTGACTCTGACCGAGTGCATCAAAAATCATCTGGAACACACGCTTGTATGCTTCAGCGTCCTCACAGTCCTCCACATAATTCAAGCCGTCACTGATACCGTTGGGATTGTTGATATAGGCAAGGAGAGAAGATGCCAGCTGGTAGTCGGTCATATCCGGCTTTTCGCCCTCAACCTGCTTGATGAACTTTTCCCGGCTTTCCTTTTTCTCCAGCACGATAGACCGCAGGTCGCTGCCCTCATAACCGCAAAGCTGAAGGAAATAGTATTCGAGAATGCGGCGCATCACATTCAGTGCCGGAATCGTAGAATGAAGATCGCGGAGCTCGTCCCACAAAGCTGCATAGGAATTCTGCACGGGATTGTAGTTTTCTTCTTCGCTCGGAATTTCCTTGTTCTGCCGCTTGCAGAGCTTAACAGTGGATACATTATCATTTTTACGAATCATATAAAACGATGTGCAGTTGTAGTACCCGACCTGCTGATATGTAACCTCCCAGTGGAAATACACATTGTGTGTCAGGATAAACAGCTGCTTGATGTAATCACCGGGTACCTGCGGATTCAGATATTCGGTATTATTTCGGCAGACATTGATCATTTCGCGGACAATGGCACTAACAATGAAAAGAGCAGTGCTGTCCATGCTGGAAACGGGATCGTCAATTACAACGATCTTTTCTTTCAGTTCTTCACTGTTCATGCTGCCGCGCACTCTGTGGTAAAAATACAGAAATGCGATAAAGTTCCGTTCACCCTCACTGAGGTTTTCGGCAACCGATCCGTTTTCACGAACGATTTCATAAACATTCTCAACACCATCTTTGGCTCGGATGCTGAACCCTTGGAAACCGGAGTCCCGCAGAATTTTGTTAATGCTGTCGATGGCGGCTTCGGTGTTTGCATTATGTTTATTCAACTCGGAAATCTGTATAGTAAGCTCTCCGATTTCTTTTTTGAGCTTTTTCCCATGCTCGGTTACATCATCAATTTCTGTTTTCAGGCGAGCAACCTCGTCTTTATAACTCGTCACCTCATCGGCAAGCAAAAATGCGAGGTGTTGCATAATCTCCGTTTTACACTTTTCCTTGCTACTCTTCTTGGCAGCAACAACATCGTTATTCGCTTTAATGAGCTTATTGATGTCATCGATCATTGCGCCGATTTCAAGGAGAAGCGTGTCGGTATCCTCCAAAGACACCGTTTTTGAGGGTTCTTTAACCTTTTCGGCAATACGCTGTCGATTGACCTCGAACTTGCTCTCCAGCAGAGAGAGCCTCTCTTGATATGCCTTCAAATCAAGAGAAGGCATTGCATCTGCGGTGTTGGTTTGCAGCACGCGCACGATATCTGCCGTTTCTCTGCTGTAGGTGGTCTGGAACTGCCCTAAGTCCCGAATGTCCTGCTGATACTGTGCATCAAAAGTGGCAGCAATTTCATTTTCAAAGTTTGCCGGGAGTTTCTGCTGACAATATGGACACTTCCCACCGGCAGAACCAGAAAAATGCGTGTGCCCATCACGAACCCAATCGGAAGCCGTGCTGCCAAGGGCTTTCAGGAAACGGGCGAACGGTGTATCACTGCTGCTGACGATAACCTTATCCAGCAGTTCTTTTCCGGGGAGACTGCCGTAGGTCGTTGCACCGGCTTTCTTGAATTCGGCATAAGCTCTGGCAGTATCGTCAAAAGCAACACCATAAAGGCGTTCCAGTTCGGGAAGATCATGCTCCTTGGGGCTTTTCTCTCCAAGAACAGCCTCTGCAAAATTCCTCTTCTGCTTTTTGCCGTCCATGCACTTTTCAAATCGTTTGCGAATATCAGCAGTCTTGGAGAAGCAGGTGTCCTGAAATTGAGTTAGCGCAGCGTCAACACCAGCAGTTTTCTGCTTGTACTCTTCGCCGGCGGTCACCTTTGCTTCGGATTTTTTCTTCTTTTCTTCGGTCAGCGTGGCAATTCGCTTCTTTGCTTCGATATCTTCCTCGCCAAAGATGAATACGCCTTTTAAATCACCGTAACTTACAAAGTTTTCACTGATGAAATTCTGATTATAAACAAGCACATCATAATCATCCGCAGACTTTCCGTCTGCCCAGACAACGCCATCGTCCTCCTCAATGGCATGGGCAATTGAGGATTTGCCTGCTCCGTTATTCCCATAGAAGAAGTTTACGAATGTGAGATCGGTAATAGGCACATTCGTGAATGTTGCTCTACTGAGTGTAATGTTTTCTATTGCTGAAGGAACTTTGCGCTGCATTCATTTCACCATCCTGTCCTTAAAAATGTTCTTTATTCTTGAATTTTCCCTTTACGAACCCATTCATCAACTTCGGAAATTTTGAATTTATATCTTTTTCCGGCACGATAAACGGGGAGTTTTCCTTCTTTGATCCATGTGCGAACGGTATCTTGGCTGATGCTCAAGTGCTCTGCGACATCCTCCAGATTGACCCATTTTTCAACCTGCATTTCTTCATATTCACGACTCATCGTATTACCTCCATTTTTCTACAAGGGATACGATTATATAATCTGAACCCCGGCCTTTTGTAACGCTTCAATGAGATTGATTTGTTTCAGTGCCCAATGTGTGCGATTCAATTCATTGAATGATCTGGCACCGCATATTCCGAGCTCGAAGCACTCTTCATTTAGAATCTGCTGTGGAATTGCCGTAATAACCGTGTAGTATATCTTGATTCCGTTATCCTGGATCTTTACATCCTTTACAAACCCGAAATAAGCGTCTTGGGCATCATCTGTCTTTCCGTATGAGTGGTTTTCGTCAGCAAAAATGGCCGGATACCGCCTTAAATCTTCAACAGCTTCTGGTGTGAGAGATGCATATTTATTTTTTAAATCCTCGTTTGTACTCTCAGTCAAGGCCCGATCCTTTGGAACCAGAAAGTAATTATCCTCGAACTTCTCACCTAAAATCACAAACAGATGGTAGAAATCCGTGTTGAATGTTATTCGCGCTCTGTTCTCACCGCGCCTTGATCTGGGATCGTTCAGCATGACTGTAATGTTGTTTTCCACGGTATCAGCATGGGCAACAAAATTGTTCTTACCTCCCGATACGGTAATCTCTGTAGCTTTCCCCGGCTCAGTGAGAATGCCGGAGGCATTAATCGGTAAATTCTCACTCATCTTGTTTTCCTCCGTTGTTTATTGTTAGCTTGTCAACATGGTGATAGAAACTGTTGTTGCCACCTGAGATATTGATATTGAAAAACGTGGGATTATTGTTAACCATCTGCTGGGTTATAGGCGGAGTATCAGAATTGACAGTGTCAGATTCTTTATCTTCAGTAGGCTCGTCAACAATCTCCGTTGTTATCGTTTCCTTTGCATCAATCGTATAGGTAGTCAGCCCATTAAGGATTCCTTCGCCCATGTGGGCAGTGTATTTTCTTTGAGCTCTGCCGTTGGAGGGGCACCACGCCTCGTAGGTCTTTTGCCCTATAGAGTTATCCTTGCGGTTTATAACGATATAATGCCAAATGCCGAGCAAGAACGCTGGCAGGCATACTTTTTTAAAGTCGCCAAGTGCGGCCTTTTTCTTTTTTTCGCCATTTGGCTCGGTATAGAACTCGTCATTGGCTTTAATAGATTGATCCTGCTGAATCAAATCAATAAGGGCTCTGACCAGATTGACATCTTTATGAACTGCTTCGCTCATGTCAAGGAAGTCATTTACAAATCCGATCATCCCATTCAAGGCTGTTTGATAGTCAGTTCTCACCATATCGTCAAAAGCTGCAACGACCTGATCATCACCAAACGGAAGATAGGCACTTGTTGATGTTTCGCATTTTTTGTAGTTATTAACGATGGTTTTAAGTTTTCCTTTGCCAGGATCTACATAATCGAGGTTGATTACCTTAATCAGACCTACCATTACTTCTGAATCGGACAGCCCATCGCTGTCTCCGGCATAGTGCTCTCTTGCTTTCATTCGTTGGCGGAGAGCTTGCAGCACCAGCGTAAAGAAGGTGCCTCCGCACAAACGAGGGTAATCATCTATTGACACTGTGTTTTCCTCCGCTTGGCATATTTTACTTGAATTCTAATAGTGCAGGGCACTTGAATACCCACCAAACCCTATTAAAACATATTATAACACAAAAAACTCCAAAATACAATCCCATGCGATGAACACATCATTTCGGGATTGTGAAATCTTTTTGGGCTGCTGACCTTATTAACCTTATCAACTATGGCAGCTGACCTAAAAAACGATTGGATAGCTCTTGTGGAAACCCCACAGGAGCTTTTTTCTTCGGTGGTTTCCGCAAATTTGAAAACCAACGGAGGAAACAATCATGCAAAAGAAAGCCAATCGTTACTTTATCTCCATTGACGGACAAGCCATCGAGGTCAGCGAGGAAGTTTACCGGGCGTACTACCGCCCAATCTGGAACACCAGGTATCACGCCCAAAAGAACGGCGAGTGCCGCTGCACCAAAGCTCAAATTTGGAAGTGCGACGGCGTTTGCCCGGGCTGCCCGTTCTACGCTGCCGGGAAGAAGGTATCTCTCGACACGGCCATCGGCGGCGAGGACGACGATTTGACCCTCGGCGATACACTGTCAGACGATGCGCCGACCGCAGACTCCATTCTTATGGATGAAGAATTGCTCAAGGCGCTATACGACGAGCTCAATCGCCTTGACCCGGAGGGCAAACGCATCTGCGAGCTGATGATGCACCATTCGGAGCGTGAAGCTGCAGAAATCATGGGTATGGCGCGTTCCACTTTTAAGCGGCACTGGGCAAAAATCCGTGCGGTGCTCCAGGACAGACTCAAAGGCTATTACATCTAATATCTTCCATCATCCCTTCGGCTGCGAAATTGCGGTCGAAGGGATAAATCTTTTTTCGGCAAAAAGCGGACCGTTTCGACAACTTCCCTCCAGTGGGTACTGAGGACAGCAAGACAACTCAGCACCTCGGAAAGGAGGAAACGCCAATGAACGAGTCCGCAAACACCAAACCCGTGAGCGATGAGGAACTGATCGGTGTGCTTACGGCAATCAGCGTAGTGTCAAAGCGTCTGGCAAGAAAGCTGATTCAGCTGAACCAGACAAGTCAATCGGAGGAAGGAGGTAAACACGATGAGCAAAATAAGCGAAATGGAAGCGACCATCCGAGAATTACGGGATATTGCATCTTCTATTAACGAGATCGCCAACTGGCTGACCGATGCGTTCGGCAGCGCTGACGACACGGAGACTGCACCCGCCCCGGAAAAGACATATTCGCTTGAAGAAGTCAGAGCAATTCTGGCAGAAAAGTCAAGAGATGGCTTCACCGCTCAGATTCGTGACCTTCTTCAGAAGTATGGAGCAACCAAGCTCTCCGAGGTAGACCCCACCCGGTACGGGGGTCTTGTGGCGGATGCGGAGGTGCTGGGCAATGGGTAATCATGCTCTGCTTTCCGCATCCTCCTCCCACAGGTGGCTCAACTGCCCGCCTTCGGCAAGGCTCTGTGAAAGCTACGACGATAAGGGTAGCGATTTTGCCGCCGAAGGAACCGACGCCCATGCACTCTGCGAGTATAAGCTCCGAAAAGCACTCGGTATGGCGGCGCAGGACCCGACCGAAAGCCTTACCTGGTACAGCGCCGAGATGGAGGACTGCGCCAACGGCTATGTTGCCTTTGTAATGGAACTGGTCGCAGAAGCAAAGAAGGTCTGCACTGACCCTGTCGTGCTGATCGAGCAGCGGCTTGATTACTCCAAATATGTAAAAGAGGGCTTCGGCACCGGCGACTGCGTCATCATCGCAGACGGGACGCTGCACATTGTGGATTACAAGCATGGGCGCGGAGTCCTGGTGGAAGCCGACGATAATCCGCAGATGAAGCTATATGCCCTCGGTGCGCTGGAGCTGTTCGACTGTATCTATGACATCGACACCGTCAGCATGACGATTTACCAGCCCAGGCGCTCCAATGTCAGCACCTTCACCATTCCGAAGCAGGAGCTTTGCGAATGGGCAGACAAGGTTTTGACACCGACCGCAGAGCTGGCCTTCCAAGGCAGCGGCGAATATCACTGCGGCGAATGGTGCCAGTTCTGCAAGGCAAAAGCGGATTGCCGCGAGAGAGCCAAGGCCAACATGGAGCTTGCCAGATATGAGTTTCGGCAGCCGCCTCTGCTCACGGATAAGGAGGTCGAAGAAATTCTCGGCCAAATCGACGGGCTGACCACCTGGGCATCCGACATCAAGGACTACGCGCTACAGGCGGCTATTAGCGGAAAACAATGGTCCGGCTACAAGCTGGTCGAGGGGCGCTCCAACCGAAAGTACACAGACGAACACGCCGTCATCGCCGCCGTGACCGCCGCAGGGTACGACCCTTATGAACACAAGGTTCTCGGCATTACCGCTATGACTGCGATGCTCGGAAAGAAGCAATTCAACGCTATCCTTGGCGATTTGATTACCAAGCCGCAAGGCAAACCCACGCTTGTGCCGGAAAGTGATAAAAGGCCGGCAATGGCAACCATTATTGATGATTTTAAGGAGGACAACTGATATGTCGAATTCTACCACTAAGCTCGTAAACCCCATGAAGGTCATTACCGGCAAAGATACCCGCTGGTCCTACGCCAATGTCTGGGAAGCAAAATCCATCAACGGCGGCACGCCGAAATTCAGCGTCAGCCTCATTGTTTCGAAGTCTGACACCGTGACCGTCCAGAAGATCAAGGCGGCTATCCAGGCAGCCTATGAAGAAGGTCAGGCCAAGCTCAAGGGCAACGGCCGCTCCGTCCCGCCTTTGACTGGCATTAAAACACCCCTCCGCGACGGAGACACCGAGCGTCCGGATGATCCCGCCTATGCCAACAGCTACTTTATCAACGCCAACTCCGCCACCGCTCCCGGTATCGTGGACGCCGACTGCAACCCGATCTTGACCCGCTCCGAGGTTTACTCCGGCGTGTACGGTCGCGCCAGCATCAACTTCTACGCCTTCAACAGCAACGGCAACAAGGGCATTGCCTGCGGGCTGAACAACCTTCAGAAGATCCGTGACGGCGAACCTCTCGGCGGCAAGTCCAGCGCAGCGTCCGATTTCGCCACCGATGTGGACGAAGATTTCCTATCTTGAGGAGGTGTGCAGCATGAGTATTACCACGATTCTCTGCATTCTGCTTCTGTCCCTGTATCTGCTCCTGGCGGTGTTTTGGATCGTCAGATCCATCATTGACGCCGTCGATGACCGCAAATGCGATAAGCGCAATGCGGCATGGGAGGAAGAGCGCCGACAGCTTGAGAAGGAACACGCCCTTCGTGAGGTGGAGTATCACGAAGCCCGTATGAAAGAACTCAACAAAGAGTAATCTCCGATCCCGTGGGCGGTGGGAATGTTCCTGCCGCCCATTCGGGCTATGGAAAGGATTCGTTTATATGAAAACACTCAGTATCGATATTGAAACATACAGCAGCGTTGACCTTGCCAAATGCGGCGTCTACAAATACACCGAAGCGCCGGATTTTGACATTCTTCTCTTCGGATACTCCGTTGACGGCAGTCCCGTGCAGGTGGTTGACCTTGCCTGCGGAGAGACGATTCCTGCGGAGATTATTGCCGCCCTGACGGACACAGGTGTCACAAAGTGGGCGTTCAATGCGCAGTTCGAGCGGATATGCCTCTCACGCTGGCTTCGGAAAAACGGCAACTTTAATAATACCGGCTACAGCATCCCGGAGGATATCGTGGGAAACTATCTCAACCCTGCCTCCTGGAAATGCACCATGATCTGGTCTGCATATATGGGGCTTCCGCTTTCACTGGAGGGCGTCGGTGCCGTTCTGGGTCTTGGAAAGCAAAAGATGACCGAAGGCAAAGAACTCATCAAGTATTTCTGTCAGCCCTGTGCGCCGACGAAGACCAACGGCGGTCGAACCCGCAATCTGCCGGAGAACGCTCCGGATAAGTGGGACTCGTTCAAACGGTACAACATCCGTGATGTTGAGGTCGAGATGTCCATTCAGGAAAAACTTGCCAAGTTTCCTGTGCCGGAAGCCGTCTGGAACCAGTATCATCTCGACCAGAAGATCAACGACAGAGGTGTTGCACTGGATATGGAGCTGGTGCATCAGGCAATTGCCATGGACACCCGTTCCCGCAAAGAGCTAACCGATGCCATGAAGAAGCTGACCGCTTTGGATAACCCCAACTCGGTACAGCAGATGAAGCAGTGGCTTTCGGATAATGGCTTGGCGGTCGATTCACTGGACAAGAAGGAAGTTGCGGAACTGCTCAAAACTGCACCGGCAGAGATGCAAAAGGTCCTTTCGCTTCGCCAGCAGCTTGCGAAATCCTCCGTCCGTAAATATCAGGCGATGGAGAAAGCCGTATGTGCAGACGGCCGCGCCCGTGGAATGTTTCAGTTCTACGGAGCCAACAGGACCGGTCGCTGGGCAGGACGCATTATTCAAATGCAAAATCTGCCGCAGAATCATCTTCCTGATCTGGCCGAGGCCCGCAGTCTTGTCCGCTCCGGTGACTTTGATGCTTTGAAAATACTCTATGAGGATGTGCCGGATACCTTGTCGCAGCTGATCCGCACCGCATTTGTGCCGAAAAGCGGCTGCAAGTTTATCGTTGCCGACTTTTCCGCCATTGAAGCCAGAGTGCTGGCATGGTTTGCGGGAGAAGCTTGGCGTCAGGATGTTTTTGAAAAAGGAGGCGACATCTACTGCGCATCCGCATCGCAGATGTTCAAGGTTCCAGTGGAAAAGCACGGTGTAAACGGTCATCTGCGGCAGAAAGGAAAAATCGCTGAACTCGCCCTTGGCTATGGCGGTTCGGTCGGCGCGCTCAAAGCAATGGGTGCCTTGGAGATGGGCCTGTCCGAAGATGAACTGCAGCCGCTGGTCACTGCGTGGCGAAATTCGAACCAGAATATCGTGAAATTCTGGTGGGACATCGACCGCGCCGCCATGAGTGCCGTAAAGCAGCATCTGGACAGCGAGGTCTGTGGCATCGAGTTTGCCTATCGGAGCGGAATGCTCTTTATTACGCTTCCGTCTGGCAGGAGGCTTTCCTATGTGAAGCCCAAACTCGGCACTAACCAGTTCGGCGGCGAGTGCATCACCTATGAGGGCATCGGCGGCACGAAGAAATGGGAGCGGCTGGAGACCTACGGTCCGAAGCTGGTGGAAAACATCGTTCAGGCCACCTCCCGCGATATCCTCTGCTATGCCATGCAGACCCTGTCCCACTGCTTTATCACCATGCACATTCACGATGAACTGGTGATTGAAGCCGCACCGGAGGTTGACCTCAACGCTGCCTGCGAACAGATGGGACGCACCCCGCCGTGGGCTGCCGGATTGAAGCTCCGCGCCGACGGTTATGAAACCATGTTCTACAAAAAGGACTAAAAGCGGACCACTGCCCGCGGAACACTCCAGTGGGTAGTGAAAACTATAGATTGGAGGAGCCTGTCATGGCTGATTTTAGAAACGCAGAAGGCTATGCCGACCCTACGGCTTACGGTGCTTTCTGTGCCATTGAAAAAGAAGAAAAGGCGCTCCGGGCATTCAGACCCATTGTGTATATCTGCAGTCCTTATGCCGGAGATGTCGAAAACAACACTGCCGCCGCAAGACGCTACAGCCGCTTTGCGGTGGAAGCCGGATATATTCCCATTGCACCGCATCTGCTCTTTCCGCAGTTCCTTGACGACAACAAGCCAAAGGAGCGTGAGCTGGGACTGTTCTTCGGCAACGCAGTTCTCAGTAAATGTGCGGAAATGTGGGTTTTCGGTGAACACATCTCCGAAGGTATGGAGGCAGAAATCAAAAGAGCCACATGGAAGGGCTATCGGATTCGCTATTTCAGCGAGACCTGCAAGGAGGTATCACGATGAAATTTACACTGTACCGCGCCGACCGCTTGGGAATGCCGGAGAACTGCATCTACACGCATAAGGTCGCGGTGACCGATAAAAACACGCTGCTGCAGGCCGTGTCTTACGATTATGTATGCGCCGAATACCGAGGCAACTACCGCAATAATGACAATTTCCTCGGAGCAGATTGTCTCCCGGTCGACTGCGACAACGACCACAGCGATGATCCGGAGGAATGGGTCTATCCCTCCGATGTTGCCACCGCATTTCCCGGCGTGGCCTTTGCGGTTCACTACAGCCGCAGCCACATGAAAGTAAAAAACGGCAAGGAAGCGCGACCTAAATTCCATGTGCTGTTTCCCATTGACCGACTGACGGATGCGGCGAAGTACAGCGATTTGAAAAAGCTGGTCAACGCCATCTTCCCGTATTTTGACACTAAGGCGCTCGATGCCGCCAGATTCTTCTTCGGAACAAAAGCACCGCAGGTCGATGTCTTTGACGGGCCGATGATGCTGACAACTTTCCTTACTGATGATGATTTCGACGCAAATATGGACTCCGGCAGCTACGGCAGCATCATTATTCCCGAAGGAAGCCGCAACGCCACCATGTCACACTATGCCGGGCGTATTCTGAAACGCTTCGGAAATACCGATGAGGCGCGCAAGCATTTTACAGAGGTCGCCGCCTGCTGTCATCCGCCCTTGGAACAGTCGGAACTGGACAGTATCTGGCGCAGCGCACAGCGGTTTTACGGAAAAGTCTCCGCACAGGACGGCTACATTCCGCCGGAGCAATATAACCAGGAGCTTAAGCTGAAGCCGACCGACTATTCCGATGTAGGACAGGCCACCGTGCTTTCAAGGGAATACGAGGCAAAGCTCCGCTATACGCCGTCTACCGATTTTCTCGTGTACAACGGCGGCTTTTGGGAAGAGTCCAAGCCAAAGGCGCAGGCGGTGGCGCAGGAATTGACGACCCGCCAGCTTGAGGAGGCGGAGGCCGAAATCAGAAAAACCACCGATGAGATGATGAAAAACGGTGTTTGGGAACTGCTGGCATCGATGGGTCCCAAGAAAGCAGCCGCGGCCTTTAATTCGGAACAGGCGCGGTCTTTTCAGAAATATGAGAATGCCACGACCTACCGCAACTACGCTATCAAGCGCCGTGACTCCAAATACATCTCCGCTGCATTAAAAGAGTCGCACCCCATGCTGGAGATCGACCAGCGGCAGTTGGATTCGGATGAGTTTCTGCTGAATACCCCGACCTCTACTTACGACCTCCGTCTGGGGCTTGTATCCGCACGGGAACATACAGCGACGGATTTCATCACCAAGCAAACCACCGTTGACCCGGCCGATGAAGGCATGGATATCTGGCAGGACGCCTTGGAAACATTCTTCTGCGACGATGCGGACCTAATTCGCTATGTGCAGGAGATTGCAGGCTTGTCCGCCATCGGGAAAGTGTGTGTCGAAGCCTTGATTATTGCTTACGGCGAAGGACGAAACGGTAAATCCACCTTCTGGAACACGCTTTCCCGCGTACTCGGCACCTACAGCGGAAATATGTCTGCCGATACGCTGACCGTGGGCTGCAAGCGAAATGTGAAGCCGGAACTGGCCGAGGCTAAGGGCAAGCGGCTGATTATCGCAGCGGAACTGGAGGAAGGTATGCGGCTGAGCACTTCCAACGTGAAGCAGCTGTGCTCCACGGACGAAATCTACGCCGAAAAGAAGTACAAAGATCCCTTCAGCTATGTACCGAGCCATACGCTGGTCCTCTATACCAACCATCTGCCGAAGGTCGGCGCAATCGATGCCGGTACCTGGCGGCGGCTGATCGTGATTCCTTTCAATGCCAGGATTGAGGGGAAATCTGATGTCAAGAATTATGCCGATTTCCTGTTCGACAAGGCCGGCGGCGCAATCCTGAAATGGATCATGGTCGGTGCAAAGCGTGTGATCGACAACGACTATCATATCATCAAGCCTGCCGTGGTGGAGGAAGCCATCAAAAAATATAAAGACAACAACGACTGGCTCTCGCAGTTTCTGGACGAATGCTGCGAGGTTGGCGACGCTTTCTCCGCGAAATCCGGCGATGTCTACAACGCATACCGCAGTTATTGTGCGCAGGTGGGCGACTATGTTCGCAGTACGACAGATTTCTACACTGCTCTGGAATGCGCCGGTTTTGAGAGGAAAAGAAGCAAATCCGCACGGATGCTTTTCGGCCTGCAGCTTAAGTCGGATTTCCTGGATTGAGCATAGGGTGACGGTCGATGACACTCTCTACAGAAACTTCTCTTATAGCCTAAAAAAACAAGTCCTAAGAGAAGTTACTGAAATAACTGTCATCGACTGTCACCACCCACCTAATTCCTGATGGAGGATCACTATGAGAGAAAAAACGATAGAACAGAAATTGATAAAAGCTGTAAAAAGCGCAGGCGGCATCGCACCGAAGCTGGTCAGCCCCGGCTTTGACGGAATGCCCGACCGCATCGTACTTCTGCCGGAAGGCAAGATCGGCTTTGTGGAGGTCAAAGCGCCGGGCAAGAAACCGCGACCGCTGCAGGCTGCCAGACACAGACTGCTGCGGCGGCTGGGCTTTAAGGTGTATGTCCTTGATGACCCAGAGCAGATCGGAGGAATACTGGATGAAATACGCACCGCATGAATATCAGAAATATGCCATCAACTACATCAAGACGCATCCCTTCTCCGCGGTACTGCTTGATATGGGTCTTGGCAAAACGAGCATCACCCTCACTGCCATAGGCGACCTGCTGTTCGACAGCTTTGAGGTACACCGGGTGCTGGTGATTGCGCCGCTGCGAGTGGCTCGTGATACCTGGAGTGCGGAGCTGCAAAAGTGGGATCATCTCCACAGCCTTAATTATTCGGTGGTGGTCGGCAGTGAAGCGGAACGCAAAGCCGCATTGATGCGCAAAGCCGATATTTACATCATCAACCGGGAAAACATACAGTGGCTCATAGAAAAGAGCGGGATGCCCTTTCACTTCGATATGGTGGTCATTGATGAGCTTTCTTCTTTCAAAAATCACCAGTCCAAACGATTCAAGGCTCTGATGCAGGTGCGTCCCAGAATCAAACGAGTTGTCGGGCTGACCGGCACACCCGCTTCCAACGGTCTGATGGATCTGTGGGCGGAGTTCAAGGTTATCGATCTTGGTAAACGCCTCGGCAGATTTATTACGCATTACCGACAGGAATATTTCGTGCCGGACGCCATGAACGGGCAGATCGTGTACAACTATCGCCCCAAGCCGGGAGCGGAGCAGGAAATATACCGCAAAATATCGGACATCACGATTTCCATGAAATCAACCGACCACTTGACAATGCCGAAGCTGATCTCCAGCGAATACCGGGTGTATCTAAGTCAGGACGAGTGGGATGCCTATGAGGAAATGAAAAAGCAGTTCATACTGGACCTGCCCGACGGAGAGATCAGTGCCGCAAACACCGCTGCGCTTTCCGGCAAGCTGTCCCAGATGGCGAACGGCGCAATTTATGACAATGCCGGAAATACAGTCCTTATCCATGACCGCAAGCTGGATGCACTGGAGGACATCATCGAAGCTGCCAACGGCAAACCTCTTCTGGTGGCGTACTGGTTCAAGCATGATTTGGAGCGGATTATGAAACGGCTTCATGAGCGGCACATTCCGTTTTCCCGCCTTGATACTTCCGACAGCATCCGCGGGTGGAACAACGGCGAGATCCCCGTAGCGCTGATCCACCCTGCCTCTGCCGGACACGGTCTGAATCTCCAAAGCGGCGGCAGCACCATCGTATGGTTCGGGCTGACATGGTCACTTGAACTATACCAGCAGACGATAGCCCGCCTGTGGCGGCAAGGTCAGACCTCCAAAACTGTGGTGGTGCAGCACATTATAGCGAATGACACCATTGATGAGCAGATTCTGTGTGCGCTGAAAGCCAAAGATAAAACACAGTCGGCCTTGATAGCTGCAGTCAAAGCAAATCTGAAAATCTGAGACAACAGTTCGACAAATAACGACAATCCGTGCCAATCCGAGGATCTTAAAACATCGGAGGTACGAATATGAACCCCTATCAGGCATTAGCCAACGCCATTGTAGAATTGGCCGTAAAAGACTACAAAAAAGCACTCAAGCAGCATTACCGCTTCCCGGATAACGAGGATTTCGCAGCCGAGGTGAATGCATTGGAGCGTTTCTTCCGTTCCGGCTGGTACGGAACGCTTACCGACCTGGACGGAGAATATCTTATGACGGGTGTTCGCCGCATGGTGCATAAGGAGGTAGCGGCATGACAGCAAAAGAGTATCTCTCGCAGGCGCACCACCTTGACCAGCGCATTGACGCAAAAATCGCCCAGGTCGCATCACTGAATGAACTTGCCACCAAATGCACCGCCACATTGACAGGTATGCCGAGAAATCCCAATCGTGGCGGCTCCACGATGGCGGATGCCGTGTGCAAAATCATTGACTTGCAGGGAGAAATCAACAGGGACATCGACCGGCTTGTGGATCTGAAGCGTGAGATCGTAGAGGTCATTAAGTCTGTAGACAACATCGAGTACCAGATTCTTTTGGAGAAGCGGTATCTGTGCTTCCACACCTGGGAGCAGATTGCTGTGGATATGCACTACAGCGGGAAATGGATACAGAAACTGCACGACCGCGCCTTGGATGTGGTGGCAGATATTCTGAAAGCAAAAAGTGTACACGATAGTTCCGTAGAGTTCCCATCCTAAATGTAGTATCATTACAATAGCGAAAAAGAATCAAGGACGGCCTCATGGGAGCAATCCCGTGGGGCTTTTCTCATGTTCAAGGAGGTGAAACGATGCCAAAGAAACCGCTGCGACCCTGCTCTCACCCCGGCTGCCCCAATCTTTGTGAAGGACAGTTTTGTGAGCAGCACCGCACGGAGGAACGCCGCAAATATGACAAGTTCGAGCGCAGTTCCGATGTCAACCGCAAGTACGGCAGAGCATGGAAACGCATCCGTGACCGCTACGCCGCAGAGCATCCGCTGTGTGAACAGTGTCTCAAGGAAGGTCGGCTGACTCCGGTGCAGGAAGTTCACCACATTCTGCCCGTTTCCAAAGGCGGCACTCACGCAAGGGACAACCTTATGAGCCTTTGTCAGTCCTGCCACACCAAGATCCACCATGACCTTGGCGACCGGTAGGGGGATGAAAATCTCCGGGACCTTTTCGGTCGGGCAACGGCCCGGGGTCACGTGTGCGAAAAAGGCGAAATCAAAAGGGTAATTAAGGGAGGTGAACTCGGATGCCCACAAAATCGAATAACACAGGCGGGCGCGGCGGTGCAAGACCCGGTGCGGGAAGGAAGAAATCCGCAGTCAAGGACAAGGCCGAAAACGGGAATCCCGGCGGCAGAAAACTTGAAGTGCTGGACATTCCCGAAGTCGAGGGTGTTGCCATGCCCAAGCCCCACGATTTTCTTTCCGCCGAGCAGCGGGACGGCAGCGTCCTGCAGGCGCAGGAAATCTACACGGAAACCTGGCAGTGGCTCAAAGGTATCGGCTGCGCCGCAAAGGTGTCGCCGCAGCTCTTGGAGCGCTACGCCATGTGTTCCGCCCGCTGGGTGCAGTGCGAGGAAATGACCAACCGCATGGGTTTTCTCTCCAAGCACCCCACCACGGGAAAGCCGATCCCGTCTCCGTTTATTAACATCGGCATCAACTACATGAACCAGGCGGTTCGGCTCTGGAATGAGATCTTCCAGATCGTGAAAGAAAACTGCAGCACGGAATATGGCGAGTCTACGCCGCAGGATGACCTGATGGAGCGCCTGCTTCGTGCGAGAAAGGGGTAAAAAAAGCAGCCCTCATTAAGAAGGCTGCGGAATAGTCGAAGGAGCAAACGAGAAATCAATGATTGGCGTTTTCAAGGTTACGGTTGAAAGTTCATAGGTTTTTGCGTAGCGAAACAGTTCCGTGATTTCCGTTAAAAAGTTACTCATATGCACTCTCCTTCCTTTGGCACGTTCTTTCTCGTTTGCTGCTGTCCTTGCGGACCCTTGGTCTGGTGGATCGGGAAGGAGTAGACATCGACCCATTTCAATTATACCAGGATTACGAAAAATTTCAATAGGAAGGTACCCATCATGTTTGAAAAAGTAAATCCGCGCCACCCGGATAAGGTGGCAGACAGAATTGCCGGTGCGCTCGTTGACCTGGCATACAAGAAAGCAGAAAATCCCCGCATCGCTATTGAAGTCCTCATCGGCCACGGCGTGTGCCACATCATAGTGGAAACCTCCGTCATGCTGGACAAGGCAGATGTCACCGCCGCCGTCCACCGCATTGCCGGAAATCTCGCCGTGGACTATGTAGAAGTGCCGCAGGACGGTCACCTCGCCGACAACCAGGCAGACGGCGTCCGCTGCGGTGACAACGGCATCTTCAAAGGAATGCCCGTGACCGAGGAGCAGAAAAAGCTGTCGAAGATTGCACGGGACATTTTCTTCGTGTATTCCTTTGACGGGAAGTATGTTCTGGATGGTGACCGGCTCATCCTCTGTCAGAGCAATGCGTCCTCGGATGCGCTCCGAGAGCTGTATCCCGATGCGGAGATCAATCCGCTCGGTGACTGGACAGGCGGCACTGATGTGGACACCGGCGCGACCAACCGCAAGCTCGGCTCGGATATGGCCGACTCGGTGACCGGCGGCGGTCTGCACGGCAAAGACCTATCCAAAGCAGATGTCAGCGTAAACATTTACGCTTTCCTTAAAGCCCAGGAGATCGGTGAACCTGTGATGCTCTGCTGTGCCATCGGTGATGATACCGTGGACGGCAGACCGTATGAGAAAATCGTGGAGATTGCTCGAAACTACATCCGCTCGGTCGGCGGCTTCGAGCAGTTTGCGGAATGGGGGCTGGTCTGATGAAAACAACGACCGAGATGCAGCTCGTACCTATCACGAAGCTGGTTCCCTATGTCAATAACGCCCGGACACACAGCCCGGAGCAGATCAACAAGCTCCGCTCCTCACTGCGTGAGTTTGGCTTCATCAATCCCGTTATCATCGACCGTGACTATGGCGTTATTGCCGGTCACGGTCGTATTCTTGCTGCCAAGGAGGAAGGCATCAATGAGGTGCCGTGCGTTTTTGCCGACCACCTCACCGAAGCGCAGAAGAAAGCCTACATTATTGCGGACAACCGTATGGCGATGGACGCGGGCTGGGACGAAGAACTCCTGCGTGTGGAAATTGAGTCTTTGCAGGCAGCGGACTTTGACCTGCTCCTCACTGGCTTTGATGAAAAGGAACTGTCGAAGCTGTTTGACGATGGCATTGAAGCCGGAGATGACGATTTCGATGTGGATGCCGAATTGCAAAAGCCGACCTTCACGAAGTCCGGTGACATCTGGACGCTGGGGCGGCACCGGCTCATTTGCGGTGACAGCACCAAGGAAGAGACATTCACCGCCCTCATGGACGGCCGCAAGGCAAACCTTGTCGTCACCGACCCACCATACAATGTTAACTACGAGGGCAGCGCCGGAAAAATCAAAAACGACAACATGGCATCGGAGAAGTTTTTTGACTTCCTCTTCGATGCCTTTTCCAATATGGAGAAGGTCATGGCGGACGATGCCTCCATCTATGTGTTCCACGCCGACACTGAGGGGCTGAACTTCCGAAAAGCGTTTGACGCTGCTGGGTTCTATCTCTCCGGCTGCTGTATCTGGAAGAAGCAGTCCCTCGTGCTGGGACGCTCCCCGTACCAGTGGCAGCACGAGCCGTGCCTTTACGGCTGGAAGAAGAAAGGCAAGCACCAGTGGTACACTGGGCGCAAGGAGTCCACCATCTGGGAGTTCAACAAGCCCAAGAAAAACGGCGACCATCCTACCATGAAGCCGATTCCACTTCTGGCCTATCCCATTCAGAACAGTTCTATGGCAAACAGTGTGGTTCTCGACCCCTTCGGTGGCTCTGGCTCTACGCTCATTGCCTGTGAGCAGACCGACCGCATCTGCTGCACCATCGAACTGGACGAGAAGTTCTGCGATGTCATCGTAAAACGGTACATCGAGCAGGTCGGCTCGGATGAAAAGGTCAGCGTTCTGCGGGATGGGAAAGAATACAAGTTTAGTGAGGTAGCGCCCCATGACGAATAAGACTTTGACCCTCGGAAGCCTGTTTGACGGCTCCGGGGGCTTTCCATTGGGGGGACTGCTTGCCGGTATCACTCCCGTGTGGGCTTCGGAGATCGAGCCGTTTCCCATTCGGGTGACCACCAAGCGCCTGCCTTTTATGAAGCATTATGGGAACATCTCCGCTATGGACGGCGGCAGAATCGAACCCGTGGACATTATCACCTTCGGCAGCCCGTGCCAGGACATGAGCGTGGCAGGCCGAAGAGGTGGCTTGGACGGAAAGCGTTCAAGTCTTTTTTATGAAGCCGTCCGCATTATCAAAGAAATGAGGTGTGCCACAGGTGGCAGATATCCAAGATACATCGTATGGGAGAACGTCCCCGGCGCTTTCTCCTCGAACAAGAGCGAGGACTTTAAAGCTGTCCTCGAAGCGGTCATCGGCATCGCCGAGCCGGAGACCGAGGTGCCTATGCCTGAAAAAGCACAATGGCCCTATGCCGACCTTTACATGGGAGACGGATGGAGCGTTGCGTACCGAACTCTTGACGCACAATACTGGGGAGTTCCCCAGCGAAGACGCCGCATCTACCTTGTCGCAGATCTTGCAGGCAGAAGTGCCGGAAAAATACTATTTGAGTCAGAAGGCTTGTCTGGGTATTCTGCGGAGGGCTTCCGCTCGTGGCAAAGAACTGCCGGAAGTTTTACGCCTTGCGCTGGAGCGACAGGCTATGACGGATACAACAGCAGTCTGACCGAGGAGGTTTCTTCCACCCTCGGCGTGAACTGCGGAATGAGTACAGGCCGGAATGGTATTGTTTTGAACGACCAAGGCGGCAACCGAATGGATGTCACCGAGGATGTTACCTCGACGCTCCGAGCGGAAGCACACCATCCGCCCTGCGTCATGGAGTCAGCAGGCTTCTGCACCGAGCATTCAGCAAAGAGCCACACCATCGGCTATGAGGAAGAGTGTTCTCCCACGCTCCGTGTAGGCGTTGTTCCTGCGGCGGTGGTGCTGGAAAACCATCCGACCGACAGCAGGGTCAAACTTTCCGAGGACGGCAATGTGCAGACGCTGACCTCACGTATGGGTACGGGCGGCAACAATGTACCGCTTGTGATGAAGATCCGCTCCGGCTGTGAAGGTGGCGGCAAGGGACCTCTTATCCAGGAAAACAAGTCCGCTACCCTGTCATGCAACAACGACCAGACGCTGTTCGAGCCTTGCGGCTGGGACGGCGGGCAGGTTTCTCCGACCCTCACCAAGCAGAATGCCGGAGGAAATCAGAGGATGCCGGACAAAGACAATTTCACTTGCGTCCTTCAGCCCTTCGGGATCTCCTCCAAGGACTCCAATGCCATGAAGTCGGATAATCCCCACAGCGGGATCTACGAAGCGGAAACCGCACGGACGCTTGACGGCAACGGCGGCAACCCCTCCTGCAATCAGGGCGGCATTGCCGTTGTTGCTTTCACGCAGAATCAGCGGGATGAGGTTCGTGACCTCGGTGACCGCTCCGCTGTGGTGTGCGCCAATGCCGGAACGAAACAGCAGACCTTTGTGCTGCAAGGCTCCATGATCGGCCGTGAGGACAAGAACGGTCCCCAGGGCGACGGCATCAACGAGGATGTCAGCTTCACCTTAAATACCGTTGACCGCCATGCCGTTTATGCCATGACCACGGGCAGCTTCACCCAGGTTTCCAAGGAAAAAGCGCCGACCGTCCTCGCACGGGACTACAAAGACCCCACCGCTGTCTGCTACGGCATAGGCAGAGATACCTTCAACCAGGGGCAGAACGCCAAGTTCGCTCCGACCTTTGAAAAGGAGCTTCAGCCGACACTGGTGGCAAAAGGGCCGGGTGCTATCCAAAGCGGATACACCGTCCGCCGTTTGACGCCCACCGAGTGCGCCAGACTCCAAGGCTTCCCGGACAACTGGTGCGCTGACCTCGGCACGGAAAAACCGTCCGATGAAGAGATGTACTTCTGGCACAAGGTGTTCAAGACCTATTCCGAAGTGACCGGCTGCAAAATGAAATCCGACAAGCAGGTTGCCAAGTGGCTGAAAGATCCGTATTCCGACAGTACGGAATATAAGATGTGGGGCAACGGCGTGGCACTCCCGTGCGTATGGTTCGTTCTGTGCGGGATCGTGTGGGCAGAAAAAATCGAGGCAGCGGATTGACCGCTCCTCGATCTCATCAGTTTTTCCTGGTGGGCTTCACATTGACATCCGGTCGGATGCTTCCGTTGATCTCGCCGTTCTGCTCTTCAAACTTTTTGATGTTCTCGCGAATCAGCACAAGGATGTGGCTGTTCACGGAACGGCCTTCATAATCGGCAACAAAGCCGAGTTTTTCAAGCATTTCTTCCTCTATGCGTATTGAAACGCTCTTGATAGCCATACGGTCACCTCTCCATAAACATATTGTATGTTTATTTTATGTCCATCATGTGCTACAATGTCCTAAATGGATATACGGTATATCTACAATAAATTTTGGAGGCGGCTTGAAAATGCGTGTTGCTGTAATCGGTTCGAGAGGACTTATGGTGGATGACCTCGGAAAATATCTACCGGACAATGTAACGGAGATCGTTTCCGGCGGTGCGAGAGGTGTTGACAGCTGTGCAAGGAGCTATGCGCAGACACACGGGATCAAACTGACGGAATTTCTCCCGGAATATGAGAAGTTCGGCCGCTCCGCACCCCTCAAGCGGAATATTACGATCATCCAGAATGCAGACCTTGTATTGGCTTTCTGGGACGGAACATCCCACGGCACGAAATTTGTGATCGACAACTGTAAAAAGATGGGTGTCCCAGTCAAAATCTTTGTACCCAATCGGGAGTGCAAATGAAGCCGATGTCTTGTTCACATCGTAGAATGTAGCATTTCCGGCAGATAGGACTTGCTATTCAGCGAAATCTGAGCAATATATGTAGTACGCCAAACGAAAGGAGTGCTACTATGAAAAACGAAGCAATGAAAACTGCCGTGGATGCCTTTATACTGGAGCGCATCAATGATTGCGGCAGCAGACCGAACGAATCATTGTCCGATGCCATCGAGCGGCTGTCCGTGTGTGCCGACAAGCTGAGAAATACGCTCTCTGCCGAACAGCGCATCCTGCTGACCGATTGCGAAAATGCCTACTCTGTGACAGACGGCGAGACAATGAACTGCTATTACCGTGCCGGGGTTTCCGACGCGGTATTATTTTTGCTTGGGTGGAGGGATTCTGAATGGAACTGAATTTTCATGTGAATGGTGCAGAGCGCAAGCGGCTGGTGCAGACCATCTCCGACTGGCTCGGTGTCCCCGCAAAATATTGCGGCGCGCCCACATTCAACTATGAGGTGGATTACTTCACCATCGACCGAAACGGCAGTCTGTCCTTTGATGACCGTGCCGACAGCGAGGTGATCGAACGGCTCCTGGAACACATCTACGATGAGGGCTTTGACATCGACCAGAGCCACACTGATGACGAAGAAGAGCCTTGCGCCGTCTGCATTTCCATGCCGAGAAGTCTGTTCACCGACGGTAATCTGGAAAACCTCAAGGCGCTCATTGCCGCCAAGGGCGGTCTTATCAAGAAAGCCCTCGGCGTGAATGACCTGCCACTGGAAGTCACGGACATGAAGGTATCCTTCCCTTGGTTCCCGGCAACGCCCACCCCAGACGAGATGAATGCTTACGACGCTTTCATCTGCAAGCTGTGCGAAATGGCACGGAATCAGAAACGGGTCAACGCAACGGAAAAGTCGACCGACAATGAGAAGTACGCATTCCGCTGCTTTCTCCTGCGGCTCGGCTTCATCGGTGCGGAATACAAGGCTGCTCGAAAAATCCTGCTGAAGAACCTGTCCGGCTCCTCAGCATTCAGGAACGGAGGTGCACAGCATGAGATTTCCGAGTAAGGAAACAGTCGAACGCATCCGTAAGGAATACCCGGTCGGCAGCCGTGTGGAGCTTGTTCAGATGGACGATCCGCAGGCACCGCCTGTTGGCACGAAAGGCACCGTGCGAGGCGTGGACGATATCGGCAGCATCATGGTTGCTTGGGATAACGGCTGCGGCTTAAGCGTGGCTTACGGCGAGGACATCTGCCGGAGGTGCGACAATGAATGAGAAAATCCGAGAGCAGATTCTTGCCGTCCGCAAGACCGGATGCACTAATATGTTTGATGTGCCGATGGTACAGTACATTGCCAATGAGATGCGGTTTTACGAACTGGTGGTATTCCTCGAAGAACACCGAGGCGAGTATGTGCATTTCATCCTCACGGGAGAACCGCTGTAATATACACAGTTTCCACCCCAAATGATTGTGTAGTATATATCTCCGAAGTAACTGGCTATATCCGTACTTCAGAGGTAATATACACTCACAACAAAACAAACGGAGGTACACGGTTATGTGGAAAGAAGGCAGCATCAAGGTAAACGGCAAGGTTTTTCACTACTGGATGAAGCAGTACGACAAAGGCTCCGAGTGGGGCATCGACGGTGGACGCATTTCCAAGCTCATGCTCAAGCGGGACGGATACATCGTCTGCAACTACGACAGAGGCTGGGACATCGAACCCGCCGATGAGAACACGCAGCTTGCGCTGGAGCTTCTGCTCCACAGCGAAAACTGGTAAAAATCATAATTTCAAAGCAACGGCTCCGTAAGGGGCTGCTACTCGTTATACAGAAGGTCGCACCGATTTCGGTGGCGGCTATTTTTATTGCTCTGCCAGAGGGGGTGAGAAATTGCGAAAACTGAAGAATTACAAGCCGACAAAGTTCATGGAGAAAACCTCCCACTATGATACGGACGCTGCGGATTACGCCGTCATGTTCATCGAGAGCCTATGCCACACCAAAGGCACCTGGGCGAGAAAGCCCTTCGAGCTTATTGACTGGCAGGAGCAAATCATCCGGGATATTTTCGGTGTCCTCAAGCCTAACGGCTATCGGCAGTTCAATACCGCCTACATTGAAATTCCAAAGAAACAAGGCAAATCGGAGCTTGCCGCTGCGGTGGCACTTCTGCTCACCTGCGGTGACGGAGAGGAACGCGCCGAGGTGTACGGCTGCGCCGCCGACCGACAGCAAGCATCCATCGTGTTCAATGTGGCGGCTGACATGGTACGGATGTGTCCGGCACTTTCAAAACGAGTCAAGATACTGGATTCCCAGAAGCGGCTCATTTATCAGCCAACGGGCAGTATCTACCAGGTGCTCTCTGCCGATGTGGGCAACAAGCACGGCTTCAACACCCACGGCGTTGTGTTCGACGAGCTGCACACCCAGCCGAACCGCAAACTCTTTGACGTCATGACCAAAGGCTCCGGCGATGCACGAATGCAGCCACTGTATTTCCTCATCACCACGGCCGGCAACGATACGAAATCTATCTGCTATGAGATCCACCAGAAGGCCAAGGACATCATCGAGGGTCGAAAGATCGACCACACCTTCTATCCCGTTATCTACGGTGCGGAGGAATCGGATGATTGGACGGACCCGAAGGTCTGGAAGAAAGCCAATCCGTCCCTCGGCATCACGGTGGGTATCGACAAGGTCAAGGACGCCTGCGAGTCGGCAAAGCAGAACCCCGGTGAAGAGAACTCCTTCCGCCAGCTTCGCCTGAACCAATGGGTCAAACAGGCGGTGCGCTGGATGCCGATGGATAAGTGGGACAAATGCGAGTTCGCCGTCAGCGAGGACGATCTGGAAGGCCGTGTCTGTTACGGCGGTCTGGACTTGTCCTCCACAACGGATATTACAGCATTCGTTCTGGTGTTTCCGCCGGAAGATGAGAACGACAAATACATCATCCTGCCGTACTTCTGGATACCGGAGGACAACCTCGACCTTCGAGTCCGGCGTGACCATGTGCCATACGATGTATGGGAGCGGCAAGGCTTTTTACAGACCACCGAGGGTAATGTTGTTCATTACGGCTACATCGAAAAGTTCATCGAACGCCTGGGTGAGCGTTTCAATATCCGGGAGATCGCTTTTGACCGCTGGGGTGCTGTGCAGATGGTACAGAACCTTGAGGGCATGGGTTTTACGGTCGTTCCTTTCGGACAGGGCTTCAAGGATATGTCCCCACCCACAAAGGAGCTGATGAAACTGGTGCTTGAGCAGCGCATTGCCCACGGCGGGCATCCGGTCCTCCGCTGGATGATGGACAACATTTTCATCCGCACCGACCCTGCCGGAAACATCAAGCCGGACAAGGAAAAATCCACAGAGAAAATCGACGGTGCCGTGGCAACGATCATGGCACTTGACCGTGCTATCCGCTGCGGCAATGATAACGGCGCTTCGGTCTATGATAGCCGTGGGCTGTTGTTCATTTGAGACCCATCGTCAAAATATCAGTCGAATAAAGTCGGAAACTCTATTATTAAGCAGAGTTTCAGACTTACAACTCCAAAACTATTGACTTTTTTGATTTTTCGGGTATAATAGAATCAAGAAAGTCAGGAGGTGCATTATGGCTGAATTGATCAACCGCCCCCAATATCTGAATCAGCTGATTCAAAACAAAGATGTAGATCTAGTGAAGATCGTTACAGGTATTCGCCGCTGCGGAAAATCGTCCTTGCTGGATCTGTTTCATCACTATCTGTCGGAGAACGGCGTGCCGGATTCCCGGATCGTTCACATGAACATGGAATCCTTGCGTTACCGTGACCTGAACAATTACCTTTCTTTTTATGATTATGTCAGCAAGCAGATCGCTAAAGACGGAAAGACATACCTTATATTCGATGAACTGCAGACTGTAGAGCATTGGGAAAAAGCAATCGAGTCCTTCCGCTTGGATTATGATGTAGACATTTATATCACGGGTTCCAATGCCTATCTGCTGTCCACGGAATTTTCTACGCTGCTCTCCGGCAGATATGTAGAGATACGGGTGCTACCGCTGTCCTTCAAGGAGTTTTTGGACTTCTACGAGTTTGCCACCGATGTGACAATGGACGAAAAGTTCCAGAAGTATCTCCAGTTCGGAGGGATGCCGATTCTGAGAGAATACAAGTTCAACGAAGCGAGAAGCAATCAGGCACTGGAAGGTATCTATTCGACCGTGGTGCTGCGTGATATTTTGCAGCGCAATAATGGCACAGATCAAGCCATGCTTCAAAAAATCATGCTGTTTTTATGCTCCAATATCGGCAGCATCACTTCTCCGAACAGCATCGGAAATGTACTCTCCAACGAGGGCGACATTCAAACCGGCAAGCAGAAGAACATTGCGGGGAAAACGGTGGATAAATATATTTCCATGCTCCGCAATGCGTTTGTATTCTTCTCTGTCGGTCGGTATGATGTAAAAGGAAAGCAGCTGCTCAAAACTCTTGGAAAGAACTATATCATCGACATGGGTTTTCGCAATATGCTTCTGGGCTACCGAGATGCAGACCGCGGGCATATCATTGAGAATATCGTATTTCTGGAACTGCTGCGCCGTGACTATCGGGTATATATCGGGAAGGTCGGAGAGACGGAGGTCGACTTCGTTGCGGAAAAGCCGAACAACAAGGTATATATTCAGGTAACGGAAAGTATGCTTTCCGCGGAGACCCGTGAACGGGAGCTTCGTCCGTTGCGTATGATTGGGGATAACTACGAAAAAATCGTGCTTTCTATGGATCGCAGCTTCATCAATTCCTATGATGGCATAAAGTCACTGAATTTGATTGACTGGCTGCTCGGCGAATAAGCACTGCATTTTCGAAGCGAAATCAAAGGTTTTTGCAGTTCAAGTCGGAAACTTCGCAAGAACCGATTATCATAGAAAATGAAACAAGCAAGCATATACTGAGCCGTTATTTCAAGTTGGAATGCCGAATTGAAATAAGAGCCAAAATATCTGAATATTTCAAAGCATCTGTTCGTATGAGCAGGTGCTTTTCTTTTGCCCATTTTGAAGACCTGCTAAAAAAAGTCAAGTAAAATTTTCGAGAGAATGAGCAAAAAAACGAGCGCACAAATCTAAGCCGCTGAGCATCTCAAAATCGAAATGGCGGCCGGCCAGATGATATAGTGCAGAAAAATCAGTCGTATTCCATGGAATCCAAATAGGCTTTTACAGAAGCGTAGTAGATGCGCAGAAACTTGTTTGCGGAGGCCATCATGTAGACTCGGTAAGGCTTGCCTTCAGAATGTTTCTTGCTCATGAACTGGTAGACCGGCTCATCCATTGGAGCACGTTGCAGGATGACACTCATCACCAGAAAGAGCGTCCTGCGCAGGGAGGCAGACCCCCGCTTGGAAATGCTGCGGCTGCGGACATCCATTTGGCCGGATTGGTAGGGCGGGGCATCAATGCCCGCAAAGGCCACCAGTGCTTTTTTTGAATGAAAACGGCGGACATCGCCAATTTCAGCCATAAGCTGGGGGCCGAGAGAGGGACCAACGCCAAACATCCCCATTACCACAGGATACTCCGGCAGAGAAGCTGCCAGGGACTGCATCTCTTGCTTGAGAGCAGCTAACGCGGCAGAAGTTGCCCGGAGTTGGGAAATAGCCTGTTCTACCAAAAGTTTTGTTGTATCCGTTTTTGGCATGACACCGAAGTGCCCACAGGCAGAGGCGTATATATCCAATGCCTTATTTTCGTTGAAATTGTAGCCGTGCTTTCTGCACCACTTCTGGTATCTGGTGATAAAGGTCTTCTCAGACAGACCGCAGACACACTCGCAGTGCCAAAAAGCATCTACAAAGTCCACCCACTTCTCGCTGCCATCAGCGCGGGGCGGACTGGCAAACAGGCGGTTTGCGTCCGGGAAAGTTGTGTCCAGCAGGGAGATCAGGTTATTCTTCAGCATGGTTTGTACTTTGGAATACTGCTGGTACTGCCGGTAGCAGGTCTTCAGCATGAGCCGGGTATCCTCATCGGGGACATATCTCGGCAGTGTGAGCCAGTGGTCAAGGCCGTAGTTGGCCAGCTTCACAGCATCCTTCTTGTCGGTCTTGGCCCGCCTTAAACTGTTGTTTCCGTAGTCGTGCACCAGCATTGCATTGACTACCGAGACATAAAGCCCCGCGTCGTGGAGTAGCCAGGCCACAGGCGCGTGGTAATTACCCGTGGCTTCCATCACCACACGGGTCTCACCGTCCAGGCTTTTGAGCAGCCTTGCCAGCTCACTCAGTTCGCTGTCGGTGTGAAGTACCTCAAAGGGTGAGACTACCACCTCTCCGAAAGGCCGCATGACTGCGATCATGCTTTTGCCCTTGGAAACATCGATGCCAACGCAGTTCATCCACATTCCTCCAATACAACGAATCTGTGCAACCGGAATCCATCTTTTCTCGCTGCCGATTCAATCTATTGGGTGACACGAACTCCCCGGCATCCGGTAGGCTCAACCTGCTCAAATCGAACGCTGCAACAAGAGGATGGCTGACCGTCTTCAAAGCGGACATACGAAGCCCGCGGGGGTGAGCGTCAGCCAGTTGCTCCTCTTATTGTAGCTTAGGCACGAGATGGAGGGAAAGCCGGACTGGCTGCCCGGCTTTCCTGTCCAAATTTATTGTAATAGGAGAGTGATTTAAGTGGGTATCTTTTCAGGGCTTTTCAAATCCAGAGACAAGCCTCAAAACCGCACATCGGGCAGCAACTATGCCTTTTTCTTCGGCGGCACGACATCCGGCAAGGCGGTAACGGAACGCTCGGCCATGCAGATGACCGCCGTGTATTCCTGCGTTCGCATCCTGTCGGAGGCAGTGGCGGGACTGCCGCTGCATCTTTACAAATACACGGACAGCGGCGGCAAGGCAATGGCGCTCGACCATCCGCTCTACCGCTTGCTCCACGATGAGCCGAACCCGGAGATGAGTTCTTTCGTGTTCCGGGAAACCCTCATGACACATCTGCTCCTCTGGGGGAACGCTTACGCGCAAATCATCCGCAACGGTAAAAATGAAATCGTTGCTTTGTATCCGCTTATGCCCAACAAGATGTCGGTGGACAGAGATGAAAGTGGGCATTTGTATTACACCTATTATCGTGGCTCAGATGAAGCCATCAAAAACAAGGAGTTCGCCGTAACGCTGCAGCCATCGGATGTGCTGCACATTCCCGGCTTGGGTTTTGACGGTCTGGTCGGTTACAGTCCCATCGCTATGGCGAAGAACGCCATCGGCATGGCGATCGCCTGCGAGGAGTACGGCGCGAAGTTCTTCGCCAATGGTGCCGCTCCGGGCGGTGTGCTGGGTCGCCTTTGCGGGATCGGCTACGAGACGGCGCCCGAAGGAAGTTTC